TGACACAATCATAATATAGTTTTCTATAAAATATTGAGGGTCACTCATACACCTAGCGTACTCTTGGACTTCTTCTTTTGTCCACTCTTGAGATACGTTTGCTTTTTTAAGGTTTGGGTTGCCTAAATAATTCTGTTCCATTGTTTATAAACCTATCTTTCAATTTAAAATGTTATTTCTTTTCCTTTAACATTTTTTGTAGTTCAGCAGTTGAACCAACATATAGTGCGTTGTTTACAGTTCTTGGAGCATGGTTCGGCACTTCCTTCAATTTTCTCATCTTCTCTTGCAGTTCTCCAAGTTTTTCCGTAACCTCTGCAACTTGTTTAATACCATTAAGTGCAACTTCATAAGTTCTTGGGTGTTCCGATTCTTTTGCAAGTTCTAGAATACCATCAATTGCATCTTGACCACGTTCAATCAGATTGTAAAGATTTTCTCTTTGGTACTTATAATCATTGTCAACATCCTCACTAGTAAGATTTGAATTTTTAGTGGCCATAGATGTAAGAGTAGAATACGCCGGTCTTTCATAACCGCTAGCGGTTGTTTTTTCAACATAGGTTGAATCGGGAATAATCTTTTCTATAACACCTAAAGTTTTATCAAGTTGCAACGTAGACTCTTTATTCATCTGAACCTGATACTGGATTAAATTCTTTTGCATCCTCAAAGAAAGATGTAGTTTCGTTGAATCCAAAATCATCATCTGCTGAAGCACTTTCTGGATTTGATGTAACTGTAAGTCTTTGTTCTCTCTTAGGTGAATTAACTTCTAAGTCAGTATACTGATCAACTTGAACAGTCTTGATAACCTTACTAGAAGTAACAGGCCCATATAAATAAAACTTTGCAGTAAATGAAAGAGTGTATATCAATGCTCTACGAGTCGTAAAGTCTCCTTGATAGTTATCTTCATACGAAATAGAATTTAATACAATTGGAACATCTCTTTTACTATCCATAGAAACATTATCATTAATTGTTAATGTATAGTCTGGTTGAAAGTATGGAAGAATCTGTTCTACAATTTGTAATGCATCATCAGATTGTTTTGCCATAATGTATAGTTCTATTGATAGGTTATACGGTACAGGCATATATTGTGTATCTAACTGTTTAGCTTTTGCACCTTTAGCTTTTCTAAATCGTTGAACACGATTTAATTTTCTTGCTGAATCATACTCCAAGTTTTGAATTTCAAATCCAATACGAGGTAAAGTAATTGCAACTTGTTTAGTTAAGTCTGCATCTTCATTCAATCGTACTAAAAACTTTTCTCTCGGCCCATACGCAAGAGGAACTTTCATAGATTGATTTATGTTTCCAGAATTATCTTTACGAACAAGGTTGATATTGTTAAACATTGTTCCAAAAGAAACAATAACCTTTCGTATACTTTCGTGATAGAATTGTTGTCCTAGCATAATATATTTTCCTTATTAACTAATTGTGTGACCGTAAAGTGTAAGTACAAACTGCCCTGCGTTATATACAGCATCAGCAGCATCTGTACCACCCTCTACTAAGTAGAAGAAATCGTTTGCAGTTAGTGCTGGTGTAATATTTGACAGTTCTTGTCCAGCAACCATTCCACCAGTATTAAATAATTTAGCAGTACCACCAGCAGCATCATATTCAATATCACCAGCAGAGTTTGTTGCAATATCAATATCTGTATTAAGTGTACCACTTGCAACAGCAGGTAACTCAATACATGCTAGTTCTGCTCTAAATACAATACCACACGTACCTACTACATATCTTCCGATAAATGCATTACCACCAGCTGGCAGACCAATAACATCATTTGCAGTACCACCTTTACCCCCAAGAGCAGTTAGGTCAAAATGAATTTTTGTTGTGATAACACCATTTAGTGTACTTCTTCTAGTTATTGGAGCAAAACTTGTTGCGACTGCACCAGCACCATGTTCAGTTGCTACTGTACCATTTAGAACTGAACCAGTAAAATTAGGTGCTGTTAATGTTTTGTTTGTTAATGTCTGTGCTGCAATTAAAGATACTAAAGTTGAGTTAGCACCAGTAGGCAATAAAAAGACAGAGGAGTTTCCAGCGGAGTGTGGTTGTGATTGTAATGTTTGTGCATGAGCATTTGAACTCTCACAATAGAATAATATTTTTGAAGCTGCACCAGTGTTTTTAAGATCAATAACACCACCAGAAACGAATAAGTCATCGCCAACTGTAAAGTCAGCATTTGTTGTTAATCCTGTATTGTGTGCATGAGTTAAGTTTATATCTTGGTCATTACCAAATACAATTCTACCGGCGTCTGCGAGAAATATATCATTAAATCCTAATGAAGTAGTACCTATGTCAGCGCCGTCATTAGCATCTGGAACAAAAGCAGTTTCTGCCGTGATTGTATTAGAGCGTATTCCTGATGTACCGTTATCAATTGCACCAAATCCTGCAGCGATTGAACCAGCACCTAAAGCGCCTGTAGTAACAAGACCAGTCATTGTAGTTATAGAGTTTTGTGTTACAGTTGCGACTGTTCCAGTTAAGTTCCCAACAAATGCTGTTGATGTAATACTTGTTCCACCAGTAACTACACCAGCATCAATTACAAGAGCTCCATCAAGAACAATCTGTTGACCACTAAGAGGAGTAATTAATAAGTCAGTACCAGCAGTTGAACTTAATGTATTACCATTTATATTAAGATTATCTACTTGTAATGCAGTAAGAGTTCCTACTGAAGTAATATTTGTTTGAGCTGCTCCAGTAACCGTAGCAGCAGTTCCAGATGCGTTACCAGTTACGTTACCTGTTAACGCACCAGCAAATAGTGTTGCAGTCAATAAACCACTACTAGCATTAAAAGTTAGATTAGAACCACTCTTCGGGGGCAAATCACCTGTTGCAGCAGTTGCAAATAATGGAAAACAAGTTGTATCACTTGATTCATCTGCTACTGTAACAGCAGTACCAACAGATGCCAAAGCAACTGCAATGTTTCCAGTGCCATCAAAACTAGTTCCACCAATAGTTCTTGCAGTCGCAAGAGCTGTAGCAGTTGCAGCAAGTCCTACAGCAATATTTGCTGTACCATCAAATGAGGTTCCACCAATAGTTCTAGCAGTTGCTAATGCTGTTGCTGTTGCAGCAAGACCAGAAGTTGATTGGTTACCAGCAGCATTTACACCGGGCAAATTGATATTAGCACTACCATCAAATGATACACCACCAATTGTTCTAGCAGTTGCTAATGCTGTTGCAGTTGCAGCAAGTCCTACAGCAATATTTGATGTACCATCAAATGAGGTTCCACCAATAGTTCTAGCAGTAGCAAGTGCTGTTGCGGTTGCGGCAAGTCCGACAGCAATGTTAGCACTACCATCAAATGAGGTTCCACCAATTGTTCTAGCAGTCTCAAGTATTGTTGCTGTTGCAGCAAGACCAGAAGTTGATTGGTTACCAGCAGAATTTACGCCAGGTAAGTTAATATTAGCAGAACCATTAAATGATACGCCACCAATAGTTCTTGCAGTTGCTAATATAGTTGAAGTTGCCGATAAACCTACCGCAATATTAGCACTACCATCAAATGAAGTTCCACCAATTGTTCTGGCCGTCGCGAGTGTAGTTGCGGTATCTGCGTTACCTGTAACATCACCTGTAACATCGCCTGTAACATCACCAGTAATTGTCCCTGTTGTTGTTAGATTCTCATTACCAAAAGAAATTGCACCAGAACTATCTGTAATAGAACCAGCAGCTAATGCAAGAGTTCCAGCATTAAAAGTAGTTCCTGTTAGAGTTGTAATTGTTGCTGATGTTTGCGTTCCAGCAACTACACCTGTAATTGTTGGCGCAGTTAAAGTCACGACTGTCGCAGTTGCACTAATACCACTCGTCAAAGACGATGCATCTCCAATTAGAGTATAAATCTCTAAGAAGTTGTCATTAATTTTATCAGCAGCTATACGTAGATTATCGCCAGTTCCATCGTCTGCTGCGCCGCCTATTCCAAGTGATTGATTTGCCATCTATATTCTCCTATAGTTATTTATTATAATAATATTGTTATTAATCATGTAGGATCACCAAATGGATTAGATTCTGCGAAGTCCAAGACTGCATCATCTAATTTATCAAACAATTCATTTTGCGCAGTTTTGTCATTTACATAATCACCAATATAGTAGTCTTCAGTTATAATATATTCATCACTACCAGTTTCAAGTAGTATACTACCACCAAACGATGCTGGATCATCATCTGTACTAATTGTTGCAGCATCTACAGTAACATTAGTTATATCAAGAGTATAAGATGTTCGATCTACAGTTAATGATTGTCCAACAATTGTTGCATTTTCAAGACTAATCTGGTATTCAGAACTTGCATTTGAAAGTGCGTCTTCAATTGCATCAATTTCACTAATGCCCGTATCCAACATTTCAGAACTATAATCAAATGTACGACATTGTAATTTATATGTAGGGTTATTATCTAATTGATTAAAAGATGCATCATGATCAACAAAATTAACAATAAACAATTTTTCCAAAATGGGGTGATAAATTAAGTCGCCTTCTAATGGTCTATCTGAATCTGTTGCATCAGTTTCATTTAGAATGTAATATGTTTCACCTTGTAATGTAGATATTGATATTGTTCCAGATTCTAAAAGTATAGCACCACCTGTTGTATCCGTACCACTTTCAATTGTAATTTGTTTTGTTAATTCTTGAAATCTATTTTTTGATACAACGAAGGTTATATCACTCAGATTTTGCAATCCAAATTTATTCATCAATTCAAGTTCGCCGGAATAACCACCTTCAGCATTCTCAACGTACATTTCAATTTTAGCAGAAGAGCTGAATTTTGAAAGTGTATCTTCTCCAAGAACATTATCTTCTGCTACAATAGTTCTATCAATATAATGAACATCATGGCCATGAATTTGAATTGCTTCTGCAACCAAGTTGGCATATAGTGATTGTTCAGCTGTAATTATTTGACCTGTAGTCATTAGTTTAAACTCCCTACATCACCAAATGGATTAGATTCTGAAAAATCTAAGACTGCATCATCTAATTTATCAAACAATTCATTTTGTGCAGTTTTGTCATTCACATAATCACCAATATAATATTCTTCAGTTATAATATATTGATTACTACCAGTTTCAAGTAGTATACTACCACTAATTACATTCAAAGACTCTATGTCAGCTACTGTTGCATCTGCTGTGACATTAGTTGTATCTGATGTAAGAGATATATTATCTGATGTTAGAACTGTTACTGTAAATTCACTTTCAAGACGAATCTGGTATTCAGAACTTGAAGTCGAAAGCGCATCTTCAATTGCATCAATTTCACTAATACCTGTATCCAACACTTCAGAACTATAATCAAATGTACGACAACGCATTTTGTATACTGGATTGCTGTCTAATTGATGAAAAGGATCGTCGTGGTCAACAAAATTAATCTCAAACAATTTCTTTAAAGTTGGATGATAAATTACATCACCCTCTAATGGCCTATCCAAATCTGTTGCATCAGTTTCATTTGAAATATAAAATACTTCACTACTAGAAATTGCAATTGTACCAGATTCTAATTGGATAGAACCAGACGATGTTAAGTCTGTTGCCGTTTCTATTTCTATTTGTTTTGTTTTTTCTTGAAACTTTTTCTTACTTACAACGAAGGTTGCTTCACTAAGGTTCTGCAAACCAAATTTATTCATCAATTCAAGTTCGCCAGAATAACCACCAGAAGAATCTTCCATATACATTTCAATGGAAGCTTGCTTATTAAATTTGGATAGTGCATCTTCGCCAAAAACATTGTCTTCTGCAACTAATGTACGATCAAGATAAAATACAGAATGTCCTCTATGATGAATAGCTTCTGCAACTAAATCAGCATATAAAGATTTCTCCACTTGCAAGTGCGAACGCCATTGCCAAGCACGAGGTTGGTCAGCTGTGGCAGCAGCAAGTCCAGGCGAATGAAAATGTTTATTAACCGCCATAAATTACCCTATCATATAATTAACTGGCAATTCAAACGTAAGTTGAATTTGTTCTTCCAACTTATTAATCTCTTCCTGTGCTTGTGAATAAATACTTTCACCATTCATAGTAACACCACCAAGCATAGCAATACCACTGAACTTGGATAAGTTTGCACCCCACTGTTGCTTAATAAGAGCAGTTGCATATCTTTTTAGGAAAATATCATCAAAAATATCTGTGAATGTTGCTGGGTCTATTTTGCGATAACATTCTGCAATGATATAATCTTCACCAGCAACAAAATCATTTGACCAATCTCCGTCAATGTAAAGACGATTTTGATGTTGGTTAAATCGAATTGGTTTTTCACCAACAAGAATATGTTCTAAAAGGTCTAGATTACCCATTGCCATCTGATACTCAACAATAGAAGTAGAGGATAGGTCATATAAGTCATTAAGGCGCAACTGGTAACGAACATCAAACATGCTAGAACCACCACCTATACCTGAAAACGGCCAAACCTGTATCACTGACACAACAGCAGAAGGCATTGGAATAAAATTACTACCTTCTAGAAATGTATCAGTAATAGTATTATCTACTGAATCAGTTCCAATTGTGGATACATTTGTTTTTCCTCGGGCAATATCTGCTTCAGTAATTAGATGTTTGAGATACATTTTCTCAATGCCATCATAATGATATTGAGCAAAATACTGAAGAGCTTCATCAATGCGATCATCTGCCTGATCATCTGATACGTTAATATCGATGACACCAGAACCCAATGCTCTCAGGCAATACGATTTAAATGTTGATTTGCTTGTGGGTATGGCCATATAAGTATCCTTTTTTTATATATTTATAAGATTTGTTTTATTGCAATACAATTTGGACCATATTCTAAATCATTTTTCCATTTAGACCATTGTTTTAATCCTACATTTTCATATGCAGGCAATGCAGTTTTTCTAGGAACCGTCCATATCCAAGTTCCATTATTTTCCTTTGCATACTTTATAGTTTCGAGTAATATTAAAGAAGCATATCCCTTTCTACGACATTCTGGGTCTGTCCATAAACCTCTTGATCTAAAATATATAGAATCTTCCCAAACATTACTCATATAACAACTGTTGACTGATACAAGTTTATCATCTTCATATATTCCAAAGAAAACAGGAGATACATTCATATCATAGTTTGAACCAAAAGATCTACCCGGATATTTCCATGTCCATTTATTAAATGGTTTAACTCCAGATTTTTTATTTGGCCACAAATATTTTTCCCATATAAATTTAATTTCTTCCCATGTTATATTCTCTACAGAATTATGCATGATTTTTATAATCTTCCCATTCATGTGGCTTGTTGTTTCTGTGTGTAAAATGAACAAATTTTATATCAGGATGAAATTCACCACCCA